AGTACCACCAACATCAGATAATTTAATTCCACTTCCACCACCTGTACCATTGTTAGTATAATTACCATTTCTACTGATAATAGTATCATCACCATTAATTCTAAATCTTTCAGTACCACCAGTATAAAATCTCATAGTATCGTCTGGGTGATTGTAGTCAATTTGACCTGCATCTGATTGAGATTGATTAGCAAACCATAATCCACCTTGACCAGCATTGTTACTTGCAATAGTCATTCCATTATCGCCTGTGCCTTCTACTACAATAGCACTTCTATTAGCATTAACACTAGCACCACTATCAGCTATCTTTACATGAAGTCCGTTACCTAAATCAGCGTTAGCTCCATCTGTTCCTGCACCTACTATTGTGCCATTATAAATAAAGTTAGTTTCCCCATTTAAAGTATTCGCTGTGCCACTACCTGTAATAACTCTGTTATCTGCATTGGTATTTATTGTTGTGCCAGAAACAACTGCAAAACTATTATCTCCTCTAAGGAAAGTTGTAGCGTCTTTAGTTCCTGTTGCAGAAAGTTGGTTAATACCAACTGATCCTGCGGGTGGGTTTACAGTTTGAGAAGCTTTGCCAGTGTACACTGCGTACATTGTGTCTGATCCTGCCGTTGCAGCTGAAAGTGTTAAAGTTGTGCCTGAAGCTGTGTATGCTTTACCAGATCCTGGTTCTTGAATTACGTTGTTAATAACTAGACGTATATCTAGTTCGTTAGCTACAGCATGGTCTAATGTATACGACGCAGTAGCACTTGTTGTAAAGTACTGTACATCAAACGCCGCATATTTTTCGGCTGGTGTATTACCTATATAGGGCAATTAATCCTCCTTAACTTACGCTGTCAACTGCTGAAACCCAAACATCTGCAGAACTTGCAGTATCGGATTTTACGAGAAGAGCGTCGCCATTTTGCATGACTACTTTTGCGCCACCTGCTAATAACTGTAACGATCCGCCACTTGGGATCGGTGCACTTTTAACAAGATGGAATGTTCCTGAATTAGTTAAATAGACGTCTACTAGTATAGTTGATCCCAGTATATTTGCTACTGAAATTCCTACTACTACGTCGTTAGTGTTTGCTGTATGTAATGTTACTGGGCTAGTTCCCACAGCTGCTGATTTATATCTTGTAAAGTCTTGTGCCATATCTTTCCTTTAAACTAAAGCGCCACAGCCATTGCAATTGCAAAGCCTTTTGTTGCACTATTTGCTGGATCAACTCCATTAACTGTATTTACTTGTAAATCATTAATTGCATTGTAAATAGCGTTAGAGCCATTGACATATATAATCGCATCTCTACCTGCATTTACTGTATAAGTTGTACCTGATCCAGTGGTACAAATTATATTGTTACTATCGCCAGTATTATTTAAAACATAATACCACATTTTCTTATTAGGAAATGTAACTGTACATGTAGCTCCTGGACTTCCTGTAAAATCTAATATCTTACAACGACCATTTTCTTGTGTATAAGAAGTTGGGTCATTTGAAAAATCTAAAGTCTTAGTTGCTCCAGATAATGTTACGCCGATATAGGCGTTAACCATATCGTCTACACGTTGTAAGTTATAATTAGTTTGGTCACCCCAGGTGTTATCATTTTCACCTGTAGCCATTAACCTCAACTCGGCGTTAGTCCATGTTGATGCCATTTATTACTCCTTTATGCTATACGTATTATAGCGTTACTTGAATCTGCTGTCGGCCATTGTATTTCAAATGTACCACCAGAAACTGAATAGTCTGCTCCAAAATTAATTACTGCTACAGCTGAGTTACTATCACTTGTATTGTAAATTATACAACCACGTGTAGTAAATGTTGCTGAAGACCATGCTGCGTTAGCGCTAAAATCGGTAAAAGCAGTTGTGCCACTTGACGTTGGATTAACATTTGTTAATGCGTATCCTCCAGTAGTATAACCACTGCCGTTCGGTAACTCGTCTGAGTTTCCAGTTACATTTGAATAGTTAGTTGTTGTCGCGTCGTAAGTACCTGTGATACTTGCGTTAGCTTTAAACAACGCTACTTTAAATGCGTCTGCTCCGTTATTAAAATCATGATCTCCTTCGAGTAATTCGACTTTGAAACTAGTACATAATGCTGATGTTATACCTGCCATATTTACCTATCTCCTTCTAATCTTCCTAATGTTCGAAGTTCACCTTTGTACAGTTCAGTGTTCCTCATTCTTACTTGTTCTTCTACCCCTAATGTTTGAACTGCACGTTCATACAATTGTTGGTAGTTGGTTAATTGTTGGGCATCCTTCATAAATGTAGCTGCTTCAATAAGACAAGCGTATAATAAAGTATCCTGACAATTATCACCTAAATACGTATGTGCGGTACTAGATGATAAACCCGGTACATGATAAGTATAACCTATTTCACACGTAGTGTCAACCCCCGGAGTGGGTGCAAATATAATATTTGTGTGCCTATTTGAAGTTGTATAGGCTGTTCCGGGACGTTGGTACGAGTAGTATATAGGTGTACCTGTTCCTGTAGTTGGGTTTTTAGTATATTCACGTATAAAGGTTTCATCCTTTAAATAAAGCATGTCACCATTTTGAATACGTAAAAATCTTAATACTACTAAATCTTGAGGCATAGCTACACCTGATGTAGCTGTTCCTGATGCAATAGTAGTTGTTTTTCTAAAGGCGTTTAAATCTAACTCCTTCATAATTCTTAGTTCTGCATTAGCTATACATACATCAATAGGAGCAGTTCCTGGTCCTGTAGCTGTAGTAAATTCTGTACCATCATTCTCAGTCCAATCTTGGATTGCTTGTTTTAATTGTACGTATGTTAATCCCATTTAATTACCCCATTCATCTGTACCCCACAGGTAAGTTCCCCAACCTGGAGTTACTACTGTAACTGTACCTAATGTAGCTGTCGCTCCTGACAGTGTAACTGGTACTGCAGTTATTACTTCAGGTGTAACACTTCCCAATGTTGATGTCATTTGTGGCATCGTCACTGGATGAGCGCCATTAAATATTAATGAACCTAATCCACCTGTACCTGCTAATCCTGGCGGTATCTCTGTAGTGTTAAAGAACAATCCAGTGTTACCTAAACTAGCGGTCATAGCCCCTAGTTCAATTCCAGAAACAGTTTCTGATACATTAAGAGTTACACTACCTAATGTACTTGTTCCTGCAAACCCTTCAGCATCTTCAACAGTAGCTAATACTACCGAACCAAGAGTTGCAGTTGCAGAAGACAATGATACAGGTTGTATCAGAGCTTCAACGACAGTACCTAAACTAGCTGTTGCTTGGAATCCTTCTGCAGATTCCGTAGCTGCTATAGTTACACTACCTAATGCACTTGTTGCTTGTTGCCAAGCCTCAGTAGGTATTGGAAATACAACCGCAATTGCTATACCAGTACTGTTTAGTACACCAGTAGCTTGGAAACCTTGAGCATTTTCTCCTGCACCAATGACAACTCTTCCTAAGTTAGCTGCACATTGTCCTGAAAATTTACCATGTAAAGGTCCAAGAGATACAATTGTATCCGATGTACTTTGAGGAGGTCTAGGTTTATATAAAACACTAGGGTCTCCCCCTTGAATATACATTTCAGGATCTAACTGAGGTTGTTTAGGTTCCCAGTCACCCTTGTATACTCTAAATCCTGTCCACTCTGTTCGAGCGTCTTTGTACCTAATCTTAAAACCTGATCGGTCGTCGATTAGTACTGCGTGTTTACCCCTCGCGTATTTGCCCATTATGCATATCCACGAACCTTAGGCGTCACATAAAAACTTGCACGTTCTCTATCTTCTTCTCTAGCTAATTCCCATTCTTCTTTATACATTTGTATTAGTTCTTGTCTTCTGTTTATGTCTACTAATTTTGGGTGTTTGTTTGCTAGTTCTACAGTTAAACCACTAATCAATGCTGGTAGCATTCTTTTAGGTACAGCTGCATTTTGTGAGTAATTATCTGTTATGTCTTCTCCATACTTGATAGCCCACATAATTATTTCATATCTATTATCTTCACTTGGCCCAGGCCATAAATAAACTTTATGGTTATTTACACCACTAGAATTAAACTCAGCATTTCTATCTACTGCAAATTTAAGTGGAGTGCCTGTTGAATATTTATTAGGATAAGAAAGCCAATCAGCATAACTAATTCTTTCCATCTCAATATCTTGATCTGGAGTTGCATCAGTATCACGACAAGCTGCCGTTAATATATCTGAATAACCATTTGCCGCTAAGTCAAATGTAGGATATGTTGTATTGTTAAATGAGTTTACTGCTACTGTATGTAGATGTAGTGTAAATAGATTAACGCCTTGATTAATCCATTTGATCATTAATAAATTAAGAGAACGTCTAGCAGTGATTAAATCATAACCACCCTTAGAGCTTACTCCTAATCGTTCATAAGCTTCTTGTATTACATCTGCAATCTGCAGATTAAATGTTCGTGTACCTGAACTAGCCAAGTTGCCCCCTTACATTAATGCGCGAGTTACTACCCACAATAACTGACCTAAAACCATAAAGCCAATTGTATACATTACTTTTATTAATCCATTAATCTTCTCTTCAATATGATGAAGATGATTGTCTTTGATTGTAGATATACGTTCACTTAAAAGAGTTATTTCACCCTTTAGTGATTGTATTTCTAAATCGTATTTAGAAACTTCTGGCATTTTAATTCCAATAAATTAAAGCGTTAGAAGCTGTGCCTGTTACTGTAACAAATAAATTTGTAGTTACTTTCACACCATCACGTGGTGCATTAAGTGAAGTAGTTGTATTTGCTACTGCAGATAATCTTGCTATTACTGCACCTGATGCCGAGTTAGCATCTTGGACAACAGCAGTAGCTGTATCACTTCCTGCAGTTAAACTAAGACTTAAAAATCTTTGCGGATGTACAGCAGTTACTTGACCATCACTAGTCGCGTTTGCCCCTGTAGCACCTGTTGCTATATTAGTTACTTGAGCATCTGTTTGAAATGTCATTTTTAATCCTTTATAAATGGGGAGACCGAAGCCTCCCCTATATTAGTTATGCAGTGTAGTTTGTATTTTGTTGGTATAAAACTGTAAATCTAATTTCTCCTGCACTTGTTGCAGCAGAGTTTGTGATTGTTAATTTTATATCACTTGATCCTACATCTTCCCATGCTAGTGCTCCACCAGCTTGTGTAGTTGGATAATGTCTACCAGCAGTAGTCCCAATACCATAAGTATTAAGTAATGTAGCAGCTCCGCCTACAGTGTCACCAATACTTATATTAGTAGCACCACTGGCTGCAGTGATTACATCTAGAACTATGTCAATAATTTGTGAATTAGCTGGAATTACTACAGTCGTAGCTCCTGCTGCAATAGCACCCGCTGATAAGCTTTGTGCATGTGATTGAGCCATTACGACTTGACCAATGTTTTTTACATTAGTACCTAAGTCTGACCCAGTAGTTTGTTGTATAGGTCCCGCTTTAATCGGTCCTGAAAAAGTTGTTGTTCCCATTGTCTTACTCCTTGTTTTTCTGTCTGCTTACGCAGTCAATAGGTTGTTTAGTATGGAAAGGGGGCAAATTTAATTACCCCCTCCCTCAGCCGTTAGGCTGGATTTGAACCGTATAGACCTCTCCAGTCAGAGAATCCAAATGAATATCTCTCTCTAGATTTGTATCTAACGTTACCAGTCTCAAAGTCACCTTCCATTGAAGTTGCGATTGGAGCTCTAGTGAAGTGCTTCATACCGTTTGGTACATCAGTTCTTAACCACCAGAATTTACTGTTAGTAAATCTATGGTTAACATGATATCCACCTGGAACCATACCCGTAGATACGATTGCGTTGACATCATTGTCTGCTGTTCCAACTCTGTATGGAGACGCCATTAGTCTCTCAGCCACAAATACCAATTGTCTTGGAATGTGAAGAGTTCTAGCTTGTGCAGCAATCGGAATAGACTTATCGTCTACAAACCCAGCAACATCAATTAAACCTTGCTCTAGAGAAGTCTCTGAAAGCTCAGCTTGAACTGTAGGAGTGTTAGCTCCTTTTCTGTTACCAGCAGTTTGTGATCCGTCTTGAAGTGGGTGTAAAGCGTTAATTAATGAAACACCGTCACCACCTGCAAATGCACCACCCGTAAACGAGTTATTGTACACAGCCGCACCTTTAGTTTGTTTAGCAGCAGCCATTGATCTAGCTAATGCTTTTGTTAGTCTGGTAGACAGCTTGTCGTATAAGTTGTCTTCCATAGCTTCTTCAGTGATTGAGAAAGCCATTGCTACAGTTTCGTTTGTGTAGCGTGCTACCCAACCTTCACCTGTATTAGCGTAATTTACGCCTTGACCTTCAAATTTTACTGATGCTTCGCCGAACCCTGGGAAGAGTACTTCTTCCTCAAAGGCTCTATTTGATTTTTCGTTCTCAAACAAAATCGCTGCTTCGTCTTCGTAACGTTTATATTCCGTTCCAAAAATTGCATGCAAGCCCGGTACTAATTGTTTAAGTAACTGACCTCTAGTTATAGCCATTGTATACTACCTTTCAATTAAGCAGTCGGGAAGTTGCCATCATAGCGACCCCACGAATGAGTGTTAATTTTAACAAGTACGTTCATTGGAGTTCCAACTGCAGTGTACTCTAAGTTATCCTCAGCAGATCCTAAAATCTGGAAAGGGTAAGCTTGTTGTGTTGCATTTTGTGTGTTACTTGCTGTTGATGAATCAAGAGATGATCCACCTTTAAATGTTACTGTTGAACCAGTACCTGTTAAGTTCTGTGCTACAGCTCCAACGTCTGCTAGAGTCAATGCTGACCCAGCTTGATCTGCTTCCATTTTGAAGATCGTTGATGGATCGTCATAAACGTAAACTTTGAAATTGGATTTTGCTACAGTGCTTGCAGGAATTGATCTAACAAATCGTACGTCACCTGTACTGTTGTCCTGATATTCAGCACCCCAAAAGACTCCAACGACAGCGCCTAAATCGCCACTCCCGATGTCAGTTACTAATAGACCACTTGATAAAGAACAAGTATCACCTTCGAAATATGCTGAAGGTGCAGTAGCAGCAACTTGGTACCCGTTTCCGTCAACCCAGTTATTGAGACGAATTGTCCCACCATTGGATTGTCTTACGGGTGATAAACCATAAGCCATAAATTCTCCTTATTGCTTATACACTAAATCCCAATTAGTAACTAACGCGGTGTTAGTCTTGAAACTTAGCTTTGTTCGCCGCTCCTCCTGATACGGAGGTTGAGGATGTATCCTCTACTGGCATACTTGAGTGCGCTTGCGATTTTAAATCTTGCCCATATGCTTGGGCCGCCTTCGCTGTTTGATTTTCGTAGTACTGTCTTTTTTCTGTCATGTAATCAGAATCATGTTTCATCAAGATTAGATCACCTGAACGGACAGCACCTGCGTGCTTACCAGTTGTCATTACGTCAGATATATAATTTTCACCTAATTCCTCAGGTGTTACAATTTCATAACCTTCGCGCAGACGTTCATGAACATTCGCATCATCTGGGTTATTTAGTAGTTCGTGACGAACCCATAAATATTCTACCCCGTCTGGTGCTTGAGGTGCTTCTAATTTAGAAGGTGCCTCGAATGATCTTTTTGTTCGAGTTGCCGAAGCTCTAGTCGTACGGCTTGTTTTAGTTGCTTGTGTCATATTAGCTCCCCGCCTTATTTTGGCGCATTTTTTCTCGCGCATAGTCTTGATAGGAAACTCCTAGTCTATTTGCCATTTCCACTTCTGGTCCTGTCAAAGTTACTTTTCGTTTTCCCGTTGCGGAGCGCGTTCCGCCTACAACTGTTGGAACTTTCCTAACAGCCTGTTTTCTAAGAGTTGGAAACTCTGATGTTAATCTAGCGTCTAGCTCGCTATAGTATTCCTCTGCTACTTCCTGTGGGTTAATACCTTCTTCAAGAAGTTCTCTGTGAATAACTAATGCTGCTTGGGTCTTGATCCTGTCTCCAGTATCGTTGCCCCCA